TAATTGATGATCCTCACTCTGAACAGGACGCAAAACTAGGAAAAGCAAGTGTATTTCTCCCAGCATGGGAATGGTTCCAATCTGGACCACTTCAAAGGCTTATGCCGGGTGGAGCTATTGTTGTAGTTATGTGTATGGCCGGCGATACTAAAGTCTTAATGGCGGACGGTTCTAATAAAGAACTGCGGAGTATAAGAAGGGGTGATGAGGTCGCTACATATGAAGATGGGAAAATAGCTTCTTCATCTGTACTAAACCATAAGTCAAATGGTGTTGACACGGTATATACAGTGAAAACACAATCTGGTATAATGGTCCGTGCAAACGAGAGACACCCGCTTCTTGTTAATGTAGATGGAGAACATAAATGGATAAGACTAAAGAATCTAAAAGTGGGCATGCCTCTTGTAGTAACGAAGGATGCGGTAGACCAGCGAGGTCACAAAATAAACCAGACCTGTGCGGAGCCTGCCAAGCAAAAAGAAGCTATCACAAAAAACACCCCGACATCCCATATCACCCACAAGGGCATCATGGAAAGTGGAAAAACAAAACTTGCACTCACCCCGAATGTAAGCGGTCAGCCGCTATTAAAGGACTGTGCAAGAGCCACTATAACAAAAATAGGTGGGCGGCTGGGCACAGAACAGCATCCTATAATGCTGAGGCAAGGAGGTCAAACAGACTTAAAAGTAGATATGGCATTGACCAAGACGACTATAATAAACTACTTCAAAAACAAAACGGGGTATGCGCTATCTGTAATCAACCGCCTTCTGAACAAAACACTCGCAGCCACTGGAGTAACAAATTATGTGTTGACCACGACCACGATACAGGAAAAGTTAGAGCCCTTTTATGCAATGACTGCAACCTCGCCGCCGGATATGCAAAAAAACCCTCTACAGCAGAAGCCATTGCAAAATACCTCAGATTTCATAACGGACAAAATTGAGAGCATTACTTATGCTGGAAAAGAAGAAGTCTTTGATGTACAAATAGATAGAACAGAAAACTTTATAGCCAACGGGTTAATAAGCCATAATACACGATGGTCTAAATTAGACTTGACAGGACAGATAGTTAACCAAATGATTAAGAATGACGACGTAGATCAGTGGGAAGTAGTGGAGTTTCCTGCTATTTTAGAAGATAAAATGGGTAATGAAGTCCCGTTATGGCCTGAGTTCTGGAGTATTGAGGAGCTACAAGCCCGACGTGCAGCACTTGACATACGATATTGGAACGCTCAGTACCTACAAAACCCGGTATCTGAAGAAGGCGCACTAATCAAACGGGAATGGTGGAATATATGGGAAGAAGAAGACCCACCTGCTTGTGAATTTATTATTATGACCTTAGATGCTGCGCAAGAAGCTAATAATAGAGCCGATTACAACGCATTAACGACTTGGGGAGTCTTTTTTAACGAAGATGTTAATAACTATAATATAATATTACTGAATGCAATAAAGCAACGACTAGAATTCCCAGAGTTAAAGCAACTCTGCATCGAAGAATATCGCGATTGGGAACCGGATGCATTTATTGTTGAGAAGAAGTCCAACGGTGCTGCGCTTTACCAAGAGTTTAGAAGAATGGGTATTCCAGTGGGTGAGTTCACCCCGGGGAAAGGCCAAGACAAGGTAAGCAGGGTAAATGCAGTATCGGACTTGTTCGCTGGAGGAGTAGTATGGGCACCAGATAAACGATGGGCTCACGAAGTAATAGAAGAATGTAATGACTTTCCATCAGGAGCCAACGATGATTTGGTTGACTCGACAACACTAGCACTAGCAAGATTTAGGCAGGGTGGGTTTATTCGCTTGCCAAGTGATGAGGAAGATGATATACAGATGTTTAAAGGTCGTGGTCAAAAACGCCTTTATGCAGTATAATTACCGAATTAATTTAGGGAATAGTTATGGCAGACGTAGATAAAGGGTTATATGCAGCTCCAATGGGCTTAGAGGAAATGGCTGAAAACGAAGAGGCTATTGAGATTGAGATAGAAGACCCAGAGAGTGTGACAATCACTGCTGGTGGTACTACATTAATCATTGATCCCGATGCTATGGAAGACGAGGAGTTTAGTCAAAACTTAGCGGAAGAACTGTCTGAGCAATACATGGCAGAATTATCCTCTGACTTATTAGAAGATTTTAGTAATGATGTAAACTCAAGAAAAGACTGGCTAGAAACTTATGTTGATGGCTTAGAACTATTAGGACTTAAAATAGAAGAAAGGTCCGAACCGTGGGAAGGCGCATGTGCTGTCTATCACCCACTACTCTCCGAAGCACTTGTCAAATTCCAAGCTGAAACCATGATGGAAACCTTTCCTGCTGCAGGCCCAGTGAAGACATCTATTATTGGTAAAGAAACACCTGAGTGTTTAGAAGCTGCTGCGCGAGTACAAGAAAACATGAACTACCAGTTGATGGATATGATGCCTGAGTATCGTCCTGAACATGAAAGAATGCTATGGGGTCTTGGTTTATCAGGCAATGCATTTAAGAAAGTTTATTATGATCCAACATTAGAACGTCAAGTATCACTATTTGTCCCTGCTGAAGATATTGTGGTTCCTTATGGCGCATCTAACTTAGAAACAGCTGAGCGTATTACTCATGTCATGCGCAAGACTAAACAAGAAGTATACAAGTTACAACAGATGGGTTTTTACCGTGACATAGAACTCGGAGATCCTGACTATGATTTAGATGAAGTAGAGAAAAAGATTGCAGAGCAAATGGGCTTTGATGCTACTAATGATGATAGATTTAAAATACTAGAAATGAACGTTGACCTTGACTTAGAAGGTTTTGAGGATGAAGACGATGGAGAAAAAACCGGCATTGCATTACCTTATATTGTAACGATAGATAAAGGTACTTCTGAGATATTATCTGTTAGACGTAATTGGAATCAGTTTGATGAGCAACAAAAACGCCGTGAACATTTTGTTCATTATGGATACATCCCAGGATTTGGTTTTTATTGTTTTGGTCTGATCCATTTAATTGGGGGTTTCTCAAAATCAGGAACCATGTTACTAAGACAGTTAGTAGACGCAGGGACATTATCTAATCTTCCAGGTGGTTTTAAAGCCAGAGGCTTACGTATTAAAGGTGATGATACACCAATTGGACCAGCTGAGTGGCGTGATGTGGATGCACCATCAGGAACTATCCGTGACAATTTGATGCCATTACCATACAAAGAGCCTAGCCAAGTACTTGCAGGTTTGATGGATAAAATTATTGAAGAAGGACGACGCTTTGCTTCTGCTGCGGATATGAAAGTATCTGATATGTCAGCTAACTCTCCCGTAGGTTCTACTCTTGCTATCTTAGAGAGAACACTAAAAGTTATGTCCGCAGTCAATGCGCGTATCTATTACTCAATGAAGAAAGAGTTTGGTCTACTTAAAAATATTATTAGAGACTACACCGACCCTAATTACCGCTATGATCCGGCTACAGGCACTCCCGGCGCTAAACAAGACGACTACAATAAAGTTAACCTTATTCCAGTAGCTGATCCTAATGCTGCAACGATGGCACAGAAGGTTGTGCAGTATCAAGCTGTTATGCAAATGGCACAGCAGAACCCGGATATCTATGACTTACCTGAACTTAATCGTCAGATGCTTGAAGTGTTAGGTGTTAAAAATATTAATAAGCTTATCCCTAATAAAGAAGATGTTAAGCAGGTAGATCCAGTATCAGAAAACATGAACATTATTAATGGTAAACCGGTTAAAGCATTCCTTGACCAAGACCATGAAGCACATATGGCGGTTCACTTAGCGTTTGCTAATGATCCTAAAATTAGACAACTTGTTGGCCAAAGCCAGAAAGCAGGGATGATACAGTCAGCTATGGAAGCTCATGTTGCAGAACACATTGCCTTCCAGTACCGAATAGAAATTGAGAAACAACTCGGTGTACCGTTACCTCCAAGTGATGAAGCATTACCTGTTGATGTTGAGAATGAAGTAGCTAGGCTTACTGCTCCAGCAGCAGAGAAATTATTACAGTCTAATACTGCTGAGGCTCAACAAGAAAAAGCTCAACAGCAAGCGCAAGATCCTATCTTACAAATGCAAAAAGCTGAACTACAAATTAAACAAGAAGAAGCGAAAGTTAAAGCTCAAAAAACTATGGCTGATATAGAGCTAGACAAAGCCAAGCTTAAATTTGAAATTGATAAAGCTACTGTTAGCGCACAAAAAGATGTGATGTTAGAACAAGCTAGAATGGAAACACAGAAAGAGATTGCTGGGGCTCAAATAGGTGCTAAAGCAGAGATGGAGCAGAAACAAATAAATACTAAAGAAGTATTAGAAGGTGCAAAATTAGGCGCGGCAGCTGTTAATAAACAAAAAGATATTAACCTCCGCGAAAAAGAATCTCAGTTGCGTAATACAACTAAGGTAAAAGAAACAAAACTCAAGGACGATAACATCAACTAAACGAAAGGAACATCATGAAAGAAACGCTTATGCTTCTATCAACCCGGATAGAAGAAAGACGCAAAGAGTTATTAGAAAGTATGGGTGCAGGAACTGCTAAAGATTTTGGTGGTTACCAACACGCGTGCGGCGAAGTTCGGGGATATCTAATAATACAAAATATGATTTCAGAAGCTATTCGTACGCATGAACACGAAGAAGAAAATTTTGATAGCAGCCCAACGGACAGCGTGGTGAAAAAATGAATAACACCATCGCAACTCCAGACAAAAAAATAGTCTCCATTTCAGGAGCTCCTATTAAAACAAAAAACACATCCACTAAAGAAGGCGTTAAGCTAACTGAAGAAGAGGCTATAGCGAAAGCAGCAGCTCAACTTCCTGACGTTAAAGGCTATCGTATTTTATGTATGGTACCTGAAGCAGAAGAAGCTTATGAAAGTGGCTTAATTAAATCCGATTCTGCCAAATATATAGAGGAACATTCTACAGTTGTTTTATTTGTTATGCAGTTAGGTGATCTTTGTTATAAAGACGAAGCTCGTTTCCCTACAGGCGCTTGGTGTCAAGAAGGTGACTTCGTTATCACACGTGCTTACGCAGGGACTAGAATCAAAATTCACGGAAAAGAATTCCGCATTATAAACGACGATACCGTAGAAGCAGTGGTCGATGACCCTCGTGGCTACGAACGCGCATAGGAGAATAGCATGGCTGAAATAATTAATGAAATGCCTGATGAACTAGAAATGGAAGGTGATGAATTAGAAGTAGATTTAGACGAAGGTAAAAAAGAGACTAAAGGTACAAAGTCTACTGCTGATGTAGAGCGAGTACAACAAGCACCTAAGCAAGAAGAAATGGAGTTAGAAATTGAAGAGGAAGACGATACCCCTCCTGAAGATAGGAACAAAGAACCTTTACCAGAAAAAATAGTTAAGGAACTTGAAGAGGATAATCTAGAAGACTATTCGGACCGCGTTAAACAAAGGATGGCTCAGCTTAAAAAAGTTTATCATGATGAACGTCGTGCTAAAGAAGAAGCAGGTAGGGAAAAGGAAGAAGCCATTGCTTATGCACAAAAGGTGTATCAGCAAAACCAAAAGCTTCAGACCACATTAAGTTCAGGTGAAGAAGATTACCTTAAAACATTAATAGGCTCTGCTGAAAAAGAACTTGCTTTAGCTAAGCGCGATTATCGAGAAGCTTATGATTCTGGAGATACAGATAAAATTGTTGAGGCTCAAGCTTTAATGAACAGTGCTCAATATAAATTGTCACAAGCTAGTAACTTGAAGCCACAATATAAGGCTTCACAAACACCTCAAAATAGTGTACAGTCACCACAAGAAGTGACTCGACCTAGAGCACCCCAACCAGATGCCAAAGCTCAGGCTTGGCAGGCCAAAAACCAATGGTTTGGTAAAGACGAAGAAATGACATCTTTAGCTTTAGGAGTTCACGAAAGATTAGTCAGGAGTGGAATACAACCTACTTCTGAAGAATACTACCTTCGTATAGACGAAACGATGCAAAAACGATTCCCCGAGAACTTTGAAATTGATCTCGTGGAAACTTCGTTGGAACCGGGAAGACCCGCCCAACGCAAACCTTCGAATGTAGTTGCTCCGGCCTCGCGTAGTACCGCGCCTAGAAAAGTACGTTTGTCTAAAACACAAGTTGCTTTTGCTAAGAAGCTTAAGTTAACTCCGGAACAATATGCAAGAGAAATGATAAAATTGGAGAACGCAAATGGATAAAGTTATCAAAAGAACTGACCGAGATTTAGAAGTAAGAGAAGAAAGCCTAAAAGTAAAGAAGTGGCAACCTGCATCATTACTGCCCGAATTTAAACAGCAGCCAGGTTTTGACTATCGATGGATTAGGATTTCCTTACTTAATGAACCCGATAACATGAACGTCTCTTCAAAAATGCGTGAAGGCTGGGAACCGGTGCGGCATGCGGATCACCCAGAGATATTAATACATAGAAACCCTAACTCTCAGTACCAAGAAGGTGTTGAAATTGGTGGTTTATTACTATGTAGAGCTCCTTCCGAGTTGATGGACCAAAGACGAGCGTATGTAAATGAAAAAACACGTGCTCAAACTGAAGCAGTAGACTCATCATATTTGAATCAAAATGATCCACGTATGCCTAAGTTTGCTGAAGGTCAGGAAAATGGTCGATCGTTTGGTAAGGGAAATAAGTAAAAATAATTAGGAGAAACAATCATGGCTTCAACAGCTAGTCCTTACGGACTTAAAGCGGTAAACCATGTAGGCGGTACCCCATATGCGGGTTCTACACGCTTACTATCGATTGCTTCTGGATACGCTACAAATCTTTACAACGGTACTATCGTTCAAATTGGAACAGACGGAACAATACAACTAATGCCTAGCATTGGTTCAGCCGCTGATCCTTTTGACGCAGGTACAATTGGTGTATTTGTAGGATGTACATATTCAGATCCAGTCACAAGTGTATTAACATTTAATCAGTATTGGCCAGCAAGCACAGTAGCAGCAGATGCGAAAGCATACGTTGTTGACGATCCTGATGTAGTATTTATGGTTCAAGCTGATGCAGCAGTTGCACAAACAGGTTTAGGTGGTAATGTACCTTTAGCTGAAGTGCAATCTGGTACAACAGGATCAACAGTAAACGGTAATTCTGATATTGCAGCAGATGCTACTTATGCAGCTACTGACGGTATTGCATTACGAATTGTTGATTTTGTAGATTCACCAACTTCAACCGTGGGCGATGCGTTTACAGACTTACTCGTTAAGTTTAATCCTGTAGCACATTCATATACTAACCCTACTGGTGTAGGCGATTAATTTTAGGAGAATAAAACATGGCAATTTCAAGAGCCCAGCTCCTAAAGGAGCTATTACCAGGACTTAACGCGCTATTCGGTTTAGAGTATGCACGTTATGGCGAAGAGCATAAAGAGATTTACGAAACTGAATCTTCAGACCGTTCTTTCGAAGAAGAAACAAAACTAGCTGGCTTCGCTGCAGCACCTCTGAAATCTGAGGGAGCAGCAATTGCGTATGATAACGCACAAGAAGCTTTTACAGCACGTTACAACCACGTGACTATTGCTTTAGGATTCAGTTTAACTGAAGAAGCAGTTGAGGATAATCTATATGATTCATTGTCAGCTCGTTATACTAAAGCACTTGCACGATCAATGGCTAACACTAAGCAAGTTAGAGCGGCTAACGTTCTTAACAACGGCTTCAATGCCGGCTTTGCAGGTGGTGACGGTGTATCATTGTTTAACGCAAGCCATCCATTAGTATCAGGTGGTGTTAACAGTAATACACAAGGTGTTGCTACAGACTTGAACGAAACAGCATTGGAAAATGCAGTTATTCAAATCGCAGCATGGACCGATGAGCGTGGCTTACTAATTGCGTCTAAACCACGTAAGTTAGTTATTCCACCAGCACTTCAGTTCGTTGCAACTCGTCTATTAGATACAGAGCTTCGTGTAGCTACTGCAGATAATGACATCAACGCATTAAGAACTAATGGTGCAATTCCAGAAGGTTATACAGTAAATCACTTCTTAACAGACGGTGACGCTTATTTCCTAACAACTGACGTTCCTAACGGTATGAAGCATTTTGAAAGAACACCGCTTACTACTTCTATGGACGGAGATTTTGATACTGGCAATGTACGTTACAAAGCCCGTGAAAGATATTCATTCGGTTGGTCTGATCCATTAGGTATGTGGGGTTCAGCAGGTGCATAACTTGCTACTCTCTAGCGCTTAGTTTTCATAGTTCTGAGCGCTATCCTCCTGAAAAACCCGGCACCTCTCAGCTGGGTTTTTCTTTATCTAAAACTCATGAATATGCTTAGGGCACAAACTAAATAGATAGATATAATTCTCTTATCAGCTTCATGCTGAAATCTAACTTAAGGAGATTCTATTATGTGGACAACACCATCAGCAACAGAAATGAGATTTGGTTTCGAAGTAACCATGTACGTAATGAACAAGTAAGTGATATAATTGTTTAACGGGGAGCATTTAACGCTTTCCATTAAAACTTATTATCTATCCGGTCCGGTGGCTTGGAAACAGCCTGAGCCGTTTAAAAGAGATAATATTTTAAAAGAACCAACACTAAGGGGCTTCGGTCCCTTTTTTGTTGTATAATAATGTAAAACCGTGTACCATTAATTATCTGGGTAAAACCAGCTTATCATGACTGCCCCAGCAGACGCATACACGACAGATAAGCTTAACTTTGTATGGAGAAATTCAAATGTCTAGAACCACATTTTCAGGACCAGTCGTGTCCCAAAACGGCTTTATCACAGACCACGCAACAGCCTCATCAATTAATGCAACTGCAGTAGCAACTGCGGCACAAGTAGCCACAGGTTATATTGATTCAACATCCGCAGCAGCTACAAGTATTACATTTCCAACTGGAACTCTTTTAGGCGCTGAATTACAAGCAACTGCAGGAACAGTTTTTGAATTAGTAGTTGATAACACAGGCGGTGCATCGCTCGTAACAATGGTAGTTGGAGTTAACGCAATTATGTCAGACGCTGCTACTACTACTGCAGCCTCTTTCGGTGATTTAACTATTGCCTTCGGCGTTACAGGTATGGCTCGGTATACTTTATTATTTAGTAGCGCTACTGCTTATACAATAACCCGTACTGCTTAATAGGAGAACGATATGCAAGGAGATATTTGGGCAGTAAACCCCTCCGTAAGTGCTACGTTCTATAGAGCGGCTGATTCTATTGCAGGTGCTGGTAATGTTACTTTAACAACTACTGATGCAGGACCTAACGGCGTTGGATATAAGATACTTATTACTTCCGCCGGTGATGATACAGGAATTACTTTCACTGTCACAGGCACAAAAGTGGGCAACTTAACAAGTCATGTACCCGCAGTTGAAGTTATTACTGGCGCAAACGCAACGACTGCTGCCTCTACAAACTATTGGGCATCAGACATTAGTATAGTAGCTAGTGGCGCATCAGCAGGGGATGTTAGTATAGGCACTACAGGCGATGTAGCGCTACCTAGAACCCGCATTAAGGCCTTCTATGTATTATGTAGTGCGTCTGCGGGAAGTTTAAAAGTTAATATAAATGGTCTTACCACCGGTAATAATACCGTCTTTGATGTATCAACTCCTGCGGGAGCTACATTAGTTCAAGACTTACTATTAGCTGGTAATGGTATTTTAACTGCTAGACAAAACAATGACTATGCAGTTGTAGTACCAACTAATCTTACAGACTACACATTGTTCTGCGGATAAGTTATGGAACCTGAGCCCTCCAAGTCAATGCAACAACGTTTAGAAGAATTGAAGCGTTGGTTTGAAGCTCAACAGGACTGTGTATAGTGGCAGACGCGAAAAAAAGAGGAATGGGGATTAAAACTTCGGTTAAGTCTGGTAATTTTAGAAAGACTAAATCCGGCGCGGGTATGACAACGAAAGGAGTAAAAGCCTATCGTAAAGCTAATCCGGGCAGCAAGTTAAAAACCGCCGTAACAGGAAAAGTCAAAGCTGGCTCTAAAGATGCAAAGCGACGCAAGTCATTTTGTGCAAGAAGTGCAGGGCAAATGAAAGACTTTCCTAAAGCAGCTAAAGACCCTAATTCAAGATTAAGACAAGCACGTAAACGATGGAAATGTTAAAAATGGATGAATCGACAAAACAATTATTAGACGCCACGTCTATCTTTACCGCTATAGGATCACTGCTTTCGTGGTTACCTCATATAGCTTCACTTTTCACTATTGTATGGCTTGGTATTCGCATATGGGAAACTCCTACTGTGCAAAAGATAGTAGAGAAAAGACGGGTAGCAAAAACTAAAAAGGCAATTAACGATGCCCGCAAAAAGTAAGAAGCAAAAAAAGTTTATGCAAGCGGTGGCTAATAACCCAGAGTTTGCTAAAAAGGTAGGGGTTAAACAAACAGTAGGAAAAGAATTCACTAAGGAGAAAGACATGAAGAAAGTTAAGAAAATGATGGGCGGTGGTATGACAGCTCCGGGTATGGCAGGAATGGCTGGTGCTCAAGCAATGGACCCCAGAATGAAAATGGCAATGGAAGCTCAAAGACAACAAGCGGCTATGGGTGGCATGAAAGAAGGGGGTAAGGTTAAAAAAGGTAAAAGTACGGATAAAAGTACTGTGTTATTTAATAAAGTTAAAAATGAAGTTAAAAAATCAACAGGGCCTGAGAAAAATATAAGTGCAATGACATCAGCGAGAATGGGTGCGAAAAATAAAATGAAAAAAGATTTTGTTTCAGGTTATGGAAGAGTTTATGACATGGAAGAAAAAAGAAAAAATGAATACAAAACGGGCTCTAAAAATGTTAAACCTAAAGCTATGAAAAAAGGTGGAGCAGTTAAAGGTTCCGCATCTAAACGAGCTGATGGTATTATAACTCAGGGCCACACACGTGGTCGCATGGTCTAAGGAGAACTAGAATGTCAAAAGCATCAGAAATATTAAAAAGAATTAAGGACGCTAAGAACTACGTAAAGAAAAAAGCAAAAAGTTTTGGGGACGGTGCTCCTAAGAAAAAAACTAAGCCTAAAGCTAAATCAAATGGGATGAACGCGGAACAGAAGAAAGCGTTAAAAGAAACCCAAGCTCGTAATAATTTAAATAAGCCTAAAGCTAAGCCTAAAGCTAAGCCTAAAGCTAAGCCTTCAGCACAAAATAAAGCTACTAATACTAACAAAGCTAACACCGGCGGTTCTAACGCTCCAATGAAAGATAAAGGTAAAGCTAAAGTTCAGCCTAGACAACTTGATTTTAATAAGGCTAAAAAATCTGTTGTAGGTATTGCAGGTGCAGGTGCAGGTGCAGGGTATTTAGCAGGTAGAAATAGTGGTAGTAAGTCAGCTCCTACTAAATCAGCTTCTACTAAAGGTAATGGTGGATCACAAAGAACAGCTCCTAAGTATGTAGAGCCTAAAGGTGGTAACATTGCTTCTAGAACTGACAACTCAGACGGGTCTAAAGTAGGACCTAACATGAGCCAAGTTAATAAACCTAATGCTAATAAACCTGATGCTAATAAACCAGAAAGGCGTAAAGGACCTAGTGGACCTACTATGACTTCTATGGGTAGACCAAGTACCGGACCTAAACCTACAAACAAAGATGAGAAAGTTGATCTTAAGAAACGTGGACCTAGTAGACCAAGCATGACCGGGTTTAGGCATGGTGGAGCTGTTGGTGCCACTAAGATGGGTAAGGTTAGAACTGCAAAACCTCGCAACATTAATGGTATTGCTAAACGAGGCTTAACTAGAGCGAAGCATAGATAATGAGAGCCTCTCGTGGCATGGGAATAATTAACCCTAAAAAAATGAAAGCTGGAGGCCAAGTTAAAGCCAAAGTTAACAAAGTCGTAAAGGGCTTAAAAAAAGCTTCTAAGACACATGCTAAACAAGCGAAGACTCTTGAGTCACTTAAGTTAAAAAAAGGTGGTGCTGTAAAAGACGCATGCTATAAAAAGGTAAAGGCGAGTTATAAAGTCTTTCCTAGTGCGTATGCTTCCGGTGCCATTGCTAAGTGTAGAAAGAAAGGTAAATAATGGCAGTCAGAAAAACAGCTAAAGGTGCTGCATTAAAACGATGGTTTAAAGAAGACTGGAAAGACGTAAAGACTGGCAAAGCTTGTGGTAGGAAAAAAGGTGACGGAAGAGCAACTCCGTATTGCCGACCTACTAAAAAAGTATCTAGTAAAACTCCAAAGACATCTGGAGAAATGACAGCAGCTGAGAAGAAGTCAAGGATAGCACAGAAGAAAAGACTCGGTCAGCCAGCAGGGAAGCCGCGTAGAGTAGCTTCACTTAGAAAGAAAAAGACAACTAGGAAAACATAATGGCTACAACAGATACACATAATTTTAATCTAGATTTAAACTTGCTTGTTGAAGAGGCATTTGAACGATGCGGATCAGAGCTAAGAACAGGATATGATTTAAGGACAGCTACACGTAGCTTGAACTTATTAACTATTGAATGGGCTAATCGGGGAATCAACTTATGGACTGTGGAGCAAGGAGAGATACCACTAGTTGCCGGAACTGCCACTTACAATTTGCCCGCGACTACCATCGACCTCATGAGCCAAGTCATAAGAACTGGGTCTGGAACAACTCAGTCAGATATAGCTATCTCGAGGGTGTCAAATCCTACCTACGCGTCCATACCGAGTAAGAATGACACGGGCAGACCAATACAAGTCTATATAAATAGACAAGCAGAGATTCCTACAGTCACTATGTGGCCTATTCCTGATACTACTCAGCCTTATACTTTTGTATACTGGATGCTGAAAAGAATAGATGATGCAGGTACCGGGGTTAACACACAACACATACCCTTTAGGTTCTTACCTTGCTTGGTTGCAGGACTAGCTTATTACCTAGCAATAAAGATTCCAGAAGCTGGGGATAGAGTGCAGTTTTTAAAACAAGAATATGAAGAGCAGTGGTTACTCGCATCTACTGAAGATAGAGAAAAAGCTACACTAACTATTGCACCAAGAAGTTCATACGTATAAGGATAATAAAATGGCAGACCCAAAAAAAGAAAAGATGACTCCAACTCAAGAAGCATATGCAGAGGGTATAAGAACTGGAAAAAAAGCACCTGTTATAAGAAATATGGCTAAGGGATTATCTAAAGCAGTATCTACACCTAAAGAAAAAAGAATGATTGATAAGGGTTATAGTGATATACGCAAAGCTGTAGAAGCAGAAGCTAAAAGAAAGAGGGTGAAAAAAGCTGCTGGAGGCATGTTAAAAGCTGCACCAAATAAAGGGGTTACAAAACTACCTAAAGATGTACGAAACAAAATGGGCTTTATGAAAAAGGGTGGAGCAGTACACACTATGCCCGACGGCTCTAAAATGAAAGGCGCTAAACACGGAATGAAAGCTGGTGGATATGTATTAAGTGCTGAAGACAAAGAAAGAAAGAAAATATTTGAGTCCTCACCCCCTGCAAGAAGAAAGGCTGCAAAAAAGATGAAACATGGTGGTGCAGTTAAAGGCAAAAAATGTAGAATGGATGGCATAGCTGTTCGTGGTAAAACTAGAGCTAAACAAAGAAGCAAATAATGAGCAATAAGTACACCACTAATAAGAACGCACTTGCGGATTGTGATATTTGTGGCTTTCAATATAAACTAAAGACATTAAAAAGTTTATTTGTAAGAAAGACTAAGACAAACATATTAGCGTGTACCGAGTGTTGGAACCGAGATCAACCACAGAACATGCAGGGGATGTACCCGG